GAGGCAGCTAGTGGTTCAGACAACAAGTTCTTCCACAGGGCCTACGCTGTTGCTGGTCACGAGATTGAATCTTACGAAAAGGTTTACATTGATGATTTCGTAGTTACTGAGTGGCGTAGGGCAGACGATAGAACTACAGTAGTTACTCCTGCTAGTGTAACCGATACAGGCATCAACGTAGTTCCTTGGGAACTCATGCAAGTAGATGTGAGTGGTAACACTGTCGCGGGGACAGAGACTAACAGGTTTGTTGGCAACGGCTCAAACCAAATGGCTATGAGGTTCTACAGCGGTGCTCAAACTACCGCTGATGGAGGACTTGTGTCTGATGTGACTGAGTGGACCACGGACCATAAACTGTTAGATATTGCTTACACCGTAGTAACCTTCGGGTTCGACCGTGACGTTTACCCTAATGGTATTCCAGAACTAACTTTTCAAGTGAAGGGTAAGAAGGTTTATGACCCCAGAACTTCCACAACTGTGTGGTCAGACAATCCTGCCCTGTGTATCAGGGATTATGTCTCTAGTGGTTATGGCCTAAATGAAACCTCCGCTAATATAGATGACACCACAGTAACTACTTCTGCCAATGTCTGTGACGAGACTGATACAATAGCGGGAACCGCCCGCTACACCTGCAATGGTGCCTTCACCACAGATGTAATTCCTTCTGATATTATTAACGACCTACTAACTTCGATGGGTGGCTTGCTTTGGTATTCCCAAGGTAAGTGGCGCATGAAGGCTGCGAAGTGGGCAGCACCCACTGTGTCCTTTGATGAGAATGACCTTCGTAGCAGCATTTCCCTCTCCACTAGGCAGTCTCGTAGAGATAACTTCAACACTGTTAGAGGCACCTTCAAAGGACCAGAGACTAATTGGAGGGTTACGGACTTCCCACCTGTGACTAATTCAGACTTCATCACTGAAGATGGTGGTGAAGAGAGTGTTGTTGACTTTGATCTACCTTTCACGGATAACTCCATTGAGGCTAGACGTATCGCTCTAATCTTCCTTGAGCGTAACAGACAACAAATTTCCATCTCTGCTGCTTTTGGCTTAAAGGCTATGAAGGTTCAGGTAGGGGATGTGGTTAACATCACTGTAGACCGCTTTGGGTGGACCAACAAGACTTTTGAGGTAAGTTCTTGGACCTTTACCTTTGGTGAGGGGGGAGACCTTCAGGTTCTAATGTCACTCAGGGAAATCTCTGAGACTGTATTTGATGAGGTGAACGATGGCATTACTCTCTCTTTGGACAACACAAACCTCCCAGATGCTTTCCTAGCCCCTACACCTTCTAACCTCTCTGTCACACCTACAGTGGTAACTAACAAAGATGGCACCACAGTAGGCTCTTTCAGTGTGTCTTGGGATACTCCTACTAACGCCTTTGTTGATTACTACTCACTAGAGTGGAAAAAGCAGGCTAACTCAGAGTGGAACAGCACAACCCTTGAGGCCACAGCCTTTGATATCTTCCCTGTCGAGGAGAACATAAGTTATGACATAAGAGTAAAGGCTGTCAATATCAACGGGGTTGGTAGTCCTTACTCAACTACAGACAGTAGTGTTGGGCCTGATTCTACCTCACCAAATGCGCCCACAAGTCTTGTAGCGGAAGCTGGTGTTAAATCTATAAAAGTATCTTGGGATGTCCCCACCCAGAACACTGACTCCACCCCACTAAAAGACTTGTTTCAGTATGAGGTATTTAGAGGCACTACTTCAAATCCAACTACAAGTATTGGTAAGGTATCTGGTAATACTTTCACTGATGGGGGACTCACTGAAAGCACCACGTATTACTATAGAGTCAAGGCACTAGACTTTAGTGGGAACGAAAGTGTATATTCTGCTAATGTATCTGCTACAACAGATGCGGAAGTAACCGATGGTGCGGATGGCGATACGCAAGTCACGGGCCGGGTATATTACCAGACGCTTCAAGGGTCCGCGCCGAGCGCCCCCACGGCAACAGGATACGATGACACCACTGGAGAATTAACCGGGTTAACAGCGGGGTGGAGCCAAAATCAGCCCCCTGTCGAGGTTACGGATACCACGGTTCAAGAATGGTCAGCACCGTTTACGGTGACAATAGATGGTGTGACGAGCGCGGTGACAATATCCTTCGGGTCTGTCACGGGTGCAACCCAGATCACTACTGACCTTCAGTCGGATAATTTCGTCGCAGGATCATCAGGGTGGCAGATTGAGCGTGATACCGGGGACGCTGAGTTCAACAGCGTGACAATCAGGGGCACACTGGACGCGGCGAACATCAACGTCACCGGGGAGTTCGACGCGGACATTTTCAAAATCGACGGGCAGACAGTCGAGGTTGCCCCTTCCGGTGATTTGCGCGTCAAGGACTCCGGCATAAGTTCCCCTAAGATTGCACTTCAGGCGCACGGGAATGTCGGCGCGGAGACGCAGGTGGGGACGCTTCCCAGTTCCAGCATCATTTCCGCCAGCAACATGACGGTTGGCGACAAATACCTTATCGACTTAACTGGGAATAGTGACTTCACGACCCACGGTGCTGCCGACAACAATGTTGGGACCGAGTTCTTTGCCGAGAGTGTCCCGTCATTCGTGACGGGCGAGGGGCAGGTGATACAGGGCTGGCTCACGTCTGTTGTCCTCAACGTGGACGCCGACGTTGACAGTCGCATTCTCGTGCTCTGGTCTTTCAGCAACGTCTATACCGGCGCGGCTTGGTGGTATTACCGGCTGAGATTCATTGACGCGGCTCGCGTGGCGACGGGCGACGTGTCCGATCCGGGCGGCACGGGCCGGGACAAGATGATCTACGATTCTTACACCGATCTTCTGCACCGCGAACCGGATCAGAGCGGCTTCGATCACTACATGACCGGCGGCGGCTCTAGCTTAACGCGCGAGGAACTGCGCAACGACCTTATCCAAAGTACGGAATATAAAGACAGCGTTATCGGTGGTCGCACCAGAATGTCTCTGGAAAGCGATCTTCCGTCCGGTCAGCAAGAAGTGGACGTGACCGGGCACGGTAGTTCGCCAAACAAGATCGTGCTGGAATGGACCGGCAAGAACACGAGTGGGTCTATGGTGACACGATACCCGATCCTTTCCGCTGGAACCTCCAGCGACCCGAAATCGCAGGCCAAGCTGGGCCGGATCGTCATCATCACCGATGCGGACCCACAAACGCATGAGGTGCTGGCGGGCGAGGTTGTCCCGAAGCAACTGGAGACGTTGGAGGCTGAACAGATACGGGACGCATGGCGCACCCTCATTTCTGAGCGCAATACCCTGCTTAAAGAGTCCGACTGGACGCAGGTACCTGATGCGCCAGTGGACCATGCCGAATGGGCAGCTTATCGGCAGATACTCCGTGATCTACCCGCCAACACCACCGACCCGCGTAAACCCGTTTGGCCCGCGCGGCCCGAACACTAGGGAGGGCTCTATGTTGTTAATCAAGAGGGTTTTCCAAGAGTTGAAGCGTACAGAGGACTTCTCTAGTGATTGGTATGGGTATGCCACTAACCAACTCTCTCATTTCGTATTGGGATTCACAATGGCCTGTGTATTCTCTGCGATGCACTTCTGGTTACTAGGAGACTTTGCAGATAAGGCCGCTCTTTGGTTCACAATAGCCTTCATCTATGGTATGTGGGAACTTGGTGTACAGAGATGGAGAGGGTTCGATAGTGTTGAGGATTGGGTGTTCTACTCAGTGTATGGCGCTGGTTCTGCCATCTTGTTCTTCAATGAAACCACACCGGGAAGTCCTATCCTGACAACCAGTATAGAATACGTAATGCCCTTTGTCGCTATTCTGTTTGGTCACTTGGTGGTTGGTATTCTGGTTAGAATATACCAAAAAGTGAGGGGTCATGGGTGAGGAAGGAATGAAATGAGCCAACGAGATGTAACAAGTTGGTTTGTCGATCAATGGCAATTTATTGCGTTTGCAGTCGGGGCGCAACCCATTATAGCGGGGCGGGAATGAGTGAAAACAACGGTGATCCACAATTTACACCTGAGCAAGCCGAGCTTTTGCGGGAATTGGCAGAAATTGCAGAGCAAGACCCACGGGCGTTGCGTTGGTATGTCAACGCATACAGGTGGGGTGGCGGGACGCTATGGTTAATAAAGCACGGAGGTCCGGTGGTGGCGGTGATCCTCGTTCTTTGGAGTTTCGGGTTCGACTTTCTCGACTGGGCGATGGAAAAGCTGTGGGGGCTGCAAAAATGACTTACCGGACGTTTTTCATCATTGGCTGGCTCACAGCTATGTTCATGCTTATCCAGATACTCCCGGTCTCGCGCTTGGTGGTAAACCCCCATGAGGTGAATATTGACGGCACCAAAGTCGCGGTTCATCGCACATTTCCAGGTGATGCCTTGGGCCTGAAACGCCCACGCCTGTCATTTGTGGAGACGGTGCGCCCACTTACTCAAAGCCACAATGACGGGCAATCGTGCCAAGAGAAGGGCGGGCCGTTCCGCTATGACCGCGCAGACGAAATCGGTCGTTGGGACATTGGAGAATGGGCCACGCCATGCCTTGACGACCCGGACGGGTATAGATGGTCCGCGTGCTGGACGTGGCATTTGGGTGTGTTGGAACTTGGCCCGGCCTGCCTTTCGCGCACATTCTTGAACGGAACTAGATGATGCCAGACATGGAAGATCGTATTAATAAGCACAGGGCAGAAGACCTTGAAGAAATGTGTGACGTTATGAAAGAAGTTAGAGAAGACATTAAAACCCTATTGCAGAGGCACTAAAATGAAACTGATTAAAAACCCGAAAGAAGTATGCCTGAAGTCCTACTCTATGTGGGCTAATTATTTGGGCTTGTTCGTCCTCATTCTCCCCGAACTCATTTACTACTTTTGGACTATTGATACCAACCCTCGTCTTTGGTGGTTCTTGGGTGTAGGTCTGATTGTAGCAGCCACCATTGGTAGGAACATCGACCAAGGGATGAATAGAGATGATACTTAAGTCTTCTGCTATTGCCGTTTTCCTTGCTGTTGCCCTCCCTCTCATTGCTCAGTGGGAAGGGAAAAGAAACAACGCTTATTTAGACATTGTTGGTGTCCCTACCATCTGCTATGGCTCTACAAGAGGTGTTAGCCTTGGCGACTACAAGACAGACCAAGAGTGCTTGGAATTGCTGAAAGCAGAAGTCCTTGAGTATAGGGAAGGGCTACACAACTACTTCACCAAAGAGACCAAACAAGAGCGACTACCACCTAAAAGAGATGCAGCTTTCGTTTCCTTGGCCTATAACGTAGGTATCTCCGGTGCAGGTAACTCAACAGCTACCAGACGACTAAACAAAGGTGATGTTGCAGGTGCTTGTAAAGCCCTTACTTGGTGGAACAGGGCAGGTGGCAGAGTGGTACGTGGGTTAGTTAATAGAAGGGCGCAAGAATATGAACTCTGTATAGAAGGAGTCGCCTGATGTTTCTGTTTGCTGGAGGACGAAAGTGGATAGCTATTGCGGTAGTTGTTTTGGTTGTTGGCTTGGCTTCGTACTATGTGATCCGGTCTATTCAGAAAGCCACCGAAGACAAGATCACTATCGAGCTGCAAGACAACACCAACACCAAGAGACAGGAGATACGTGATGCAGTCAGAGAGCGCCGTAGCGCCCCTCCTAGTGGCCCTGATGCTCCTTGGGGGCTGCGCTACCTCCAGTCTCGATAAGGCTATACAAGCCAATTCTGCGGACGCTGCGCTGTGCAGTGAACTCCCTGTAGATGAGGCTGTAGGTGTCACCATCGAGCACGCTGGTGAAACCCCCACTGAAGTGATTAACGCTTGGGCCTTGGTAGTGGTAGGATTTGATAGAGGTTGTGAAAGTAATAACTAGGGGTGAAGACCTGCTCAATTTCCACTGAGGGGGGTGAAAAGCGTTCACCTAAGTTGAAAACAAGTGTACAAACGAAAGAAGGCCGCACCGGGGAATCACCCTAGTGCGGCCTTCTTTTTGTGTCTAACTATAGCGAAATCTACATCATTTCTCCTACACAATTATTCATGAAGTCTGCTTGCACTTCCTCCTTGGTCATGTCTTTTAGTTGAACATAGATGTATTGGACAGTGCCAATAGCGTAGTTGGGGTCGAGGCCAGCATTAATGAACACTTGGATAACAGGGCCGGGGTCAATACCTTCGTCCCGTGCTTCTACGATAGGTGTGATAAACTTGTCAAGAGCTAGTTGACATTCCTCTTGTGTAGCCGCCTTTGCTACGTCAGTGAAGGCTACACTGTAGATTACTGCTAGTGTCAGGATAAATAGTTTCATTAGGTCTCCCCTTTAGTCATAGTTTGATTAACTCACCGATTACACTGAAGATGAAGCCTATCAGAAATCCACCAGTAATAACCCACCAGTTTTCCGCTGCAAGCCCCCACCCGTACATCATCACTACTACTTGTACCAAGAATATCAGAGGGACGATTAGAACCCCCAGAGCGATTTTATTCAGTTGCTTCCTCCTGTGTATTTTTTCTTCTAGTATGCTTTCACAATCCTTACATAGATTACCCGGTTCTCCATTAGAACAAGACGAACAAAGGTTATTCACTTTGGGGACTCTCCTGTGTCTTAATCAGTTTATCTAGATACCACTGCGCTTTCTTTAGGTCTTCCACACCATTCTTATACCGCCACCTGTGAAGGTATTTCCCAATATTTCCACGGAGATATCCCACGTATTCTTCTTCGGTGAGGAAGTCTTCGATATACTCAATAGCCTCAATGGAGCCTTGGCCATAGTGACTTGGGTGGTTTACTGAGTCCTGTTGCACGCTCTCTACGTAGAGTTCACCACCTTTATAGTAACCAGTTATCTTTGTGCTGTAGTCACCACTACCATAGTCCACACCTTCCGTCACAAGCACTACTCCGTCTTTGTCAACGTACGCTATCTGCTTTACACCGTCATCAAAGATAATTCCAAGTACGTTACCAAAATCCTCTATCACCTCCACCTCCCCCACTTCCCCCTTATACTCAGGGAGGACGATCTTTGGGTGAAGGCACTTAACCTTATCACCAACACTAAAAGTTTTACTCATAGTCTTTCACTCCATACTTCTTGATATCTTTAAGGGCGTTCTCAAGTTGCAACATTACATCTTCCTTAGAGGAGCCTTCCATCTTCATGACTTCTGTTGTGTAGCCACTGGTGCCTCCCTCGTAGTATTCATGGATACCATACCAAACCTCTCCGTCTGGTTCCTTGTGCTTCATGAGTTGGTAGTGCCAATAATCCATGTTATACCCTCTTGGTGCCTCATCTGTCAAGAGGTTAAATTGAGTCACAAGAACGGATACCAGTCTCAGGGTCCAAGTAACAGGCACCACCTTCAACTACAGTCTCATCACTTGTGGTGTCTTCCTCTACCACATCCTCTGAAGCAGAAGCGTTAAGAATACCAAACCGTTTACCAGCAGCGCGGAAAGTTGTACACCCTTTGGCACCACCCTCGTAAGCCTGCATGTATACATCCTTGAACTGAGACCAAGTTACGCTGTTACCCACATTACAAGTCTTGGAGCAAGCACTGTCCACCCACTCTTGTGCAGCATTAAGCATATTCACATGCTCTTGAACAGAGATTTCATCTGCTGTGATACACTTTATACCCCACTCACGATAGGCGTAGTCGTCAACCTTCTCATACTTAGGCCCATCAGTAGTCTGAATAGTCCTAGTGTAAGAGGTACTAAAGACTGGCTCAATACCAGAGGATACATTGTTAGCAGTTAGGCTGATAGTCCCTGTAGGAGCGATAGAGGTCAGATGACTGTTACGGATACCACATCTCTTGATAGCCTCTTGTACATCAAGGTCTAACTTCTTGATGAACTCCCCTTCGAGGTAATCCCCTGTGTAGAGAGGGAACGGACCTTTTTCAGCAGCAATAGAGGCAGAAGTCATGTAGCAATGGTTGGCAATGAACTTAAGAAGTCTTTTTGTGAACTCTTGCGCTTCCTCACTGCCATACTCAATACCAAGGGCACCAAGAGTGTTAGCAAGGCCAGTAATACCAAGACCCATTCGGCGCTTACTCTTGGCTTCATCTTCTTGCTGCTTCAGTGGGTAGGTGGTCTCGTCAATCACATTGTCCATAGCCCTGACAACATGAGGAATGTCATGCTCTAGTTGGCTCCAGTTGAACTCATAGGTGAAATACTCATTAGGTGGAAACTCTCTATCAAAACCATCAGATACTTTAGACACATACCTAGCGGTATTAAAACTCCCAAGGAGGCAAGCACCATAAGGTGGCAAGGGCTGTTCTCCGCAAGGGTTCGTAGCTGAGATAGTTTCACAGTACCAGAGATTATTCATCTGGTTTACACGATCAATGAAGATGACACCCGGCTCTGCCCAATCCCACGTAGCCCTAAGAATAGAATCCCAGAGTGACCTAGCGCGAACAGTATCATATACTCGACCTCCAAACACAAGGTCAAAAGTGCTATCAGACTTAACTGCTTCTATGAACTTGTCAGTTACCAACACAGAGATATTAAATTGTGTTAGGTTATGACTATTAGTTTTAGCAGTAATGAACTCTATGATGTCTGGGTGGTCTACTCTGAGGCACCCCATCTGTGCGCCCCTACGGTGCCCTGCACTAGCGATGGTTTTACAAGTAGCATCCATAATACCCATGAAGGATACAGGCCCAGATGCCTGAGACCCTAGGGACTTGATACGTGACCCTTTAGGCCTAATGCCACTAAAGTCATACCCAACACCACCACCAAGCTGCATAGTTTTGGCTGCTTCCGAGGCTACTTCCATAATCCCCATTAGGTCATCAGGGACTTGCCGCATGACGAAACAGTTGAAGGCAGTAACTTGTCGATAGGAACCTGCTGCGCTCTGCACTCTTCCGCCGGGGAGGAACCTTTGGTCTTTGAGAATGTCCTTAAACTTGTAGTAGTGCTCTTGATCGTCACTTAGGGCTTGTGCTACCCTTGCAACCTTCTGGCTATAACTTTCCCCCTCTTGACGGTATTTTACCTCATCGGCCCACTGTGCTACTGGAATCTTTGGGCCTTGTACTTCTTGTTGTGTAGTCATTGGTGTTCCTTTATTCTTGTGCAGTTTAGTAAAGTTTACCGCCAGCTTTACGGTTATCCAGTTGGTGATCTAACCTTACGTCATTGAATCCCATTTTCTTGTAGTATATCTCTGTTAAAGGTGTTTTACGTTTACCTGCAAGGTCAAAAAGTCGGATAATAGTGTCTACGATTTCTACGTCAGCCGCTTCATAATCAGGTAGCTTATCATCCATTTTCTGCTTCCGGTGGCCCTCCATAATCTCAGATACTTCAGAACCAATTAGACCAATCTTACAACCAATAACGTGCGCCCCAAGAAATCCTGTAGTGGGTAGTTCTTTTCCTGTGTCCGGGTCGTGCCACCAACCATTATTGTAAGACGCTTGATGACATTCCACTGCCATTTCTTCTAGTGGGCCTTGTATGTAAGAAATACTCCTACGCTTCTTACTAAAGTCTTGCTTGTAGGCGTCGTCCACTATAGGTGCATCATCGTAGGGATCGAAGCCTTCGTCTTTTACCCTGAAGTATTCCTCAGAGTGTTTCCACTCTTCAATTTGATCTTGTGTCAACATTAGTGTTCCTCTCTTGTATAAAACACTGTTTCATTTTCACTACCGGGTTCAAGTGACCCTTTAGGCCAGAAAGCCCATATGTAATTCTCAGTGGACGCCACTCGCTTCCCCTCTTTAGGAAACCAACAGAGTCTACCAATGCTCACCACCTTGGAACATCCCTTCATGTATGGGGTGAAGTATTGATTGTGAGCCATATCAGAAGGAAGCAATAGCCACGTAGGCTTAAGAGACACTAGGTGACTGATAAGAGGTAATAGAACAGCCTTGGTGTAAGGAGGGTTGGTGATAATTAGATCACACCCCTTTAGGTGCTCACTAGTTAGGTCTCCTGCGTCGAACACTCTAGAGCTATCTACAGTGGGCCTAATGTCACTGCGCCATCTACAAGTGGCTACATCCATAAGCAAGTCCTCAAGGTCTCCCTCTCCGTAGCATGGCTCTGCGTAGGTGCGCCCCCTGATGAAATGCACTAAGGTGGGTGGAATGGCCTTTGGGTCCACAGTGGCATAAAAATCCTTTTCCACTTTAGGGAAGTCGCTACGCTTGCTCATCATTCACCAACCAGTTATACGCCTCAAATAACTCTTCTATATCCACCTTACAGCGTGTTTCATCGTCCACCTTAAGAACCAACTCTGCGTATTTCAAAGGTGGTCCACCATTAATAGAAGGGAACTCTTCTGAAATGACTTGTAGTTCATAATCACTCATGTGGCATATTCCCTCCGTAGCGCGCTAAGTGAGATAAACTCTGGATCATATTGACCTTCTTCAGCGTTTCGTAGTCGGACAATTCCGGGCCACCAGAGATTGTTACAGGCCCCTGCCCATCCGCTTTGGTAGTCTTGGTATACACCACTAACAAGGCCCATAATTCTTTTGCCAGTCGAAGTAGAACGAACAGCCCAATCAACAGTATGGCTATGCCCAACCACACAAGAACAGTAGTTTTTGGCAAGTAGAGAAGCAGCGTGATGCTCACCACCAATAGGGCGACCCATAAGACCAGAAACAAGGAAATGAGCAAAGTTAATACCCTGAGTGGTATAAATGCCGGGAGTGCCACCCTCGTAGTAAACCACTTCGTTGTGGTAGTTCCCAAGTTGGTAATTCTTGTAGCTAATCCCATACCTATCTCCAGCCAACTCAGGTTGATACTCCAGAACTTTTTTTAGTCTTCGCTCATGGTTACCTTCTAGGAAGACACTGTGGGGACGCCTCTTCTTGGACTTACGAATAGGGTGCCACATACGGTCCAGAAAGTCAATACCTGCGTTGATGTCCTTCTCGTAGGAAGCCCCATGGAAAGACGCCTTACCTTTATCAAAAGAACTAAGAGAGGGCATATCGAATGTATCTCCTATGTTCACCACAATATCAGGTTTGGTGTCTTTGATGTATTGCCCTACCCAATCCGCCCTGTCGTTATTATGGCCGGGATGAGCATGTGGGTCAGGGACCACTAGTATGTCTTTTCCACTCATTCAGTATTCTCCCATCGTGCTACCTCGAAGGTGAGCCTAAACCAGTCCCCCAGTGGGTCATACGTAGCGTAGAAGCCACCAGTGCCCACTGTGTAGCAGGTGTCCGAGTATCGGCCATAACTATAAGCCTTCCAGAGCAATCCTCTAGCGGCCTCCCTAAGCATAGGCTCATCTGGAATCTCAACCTCATGAGAATCAACCCAAAACCACTCCAAGGCTTCCATCACTTTAGATACCTTACCAAAGTCGAACCAGTCCATGATTTCGTCTATACGTGTCTGTGTTTGCTCTTTGGTAATACTTTGTGGTGGTTCTGTTGGCAGAATAAACCCTTCGATCTTAAACTTTTGTAGGCCACAAAGCCCTTGATCTGTCTGTATCTTAGTAAGATTACCTAAGGTTTCACCATTAGACAAGACCACTGACACATCCTCGTTAGAGGCGTATTTAATTTCTGTTATTGATACACTCATAGTTCCACCTCTAGTGGCTTAGGGCTATAGTTTACATTTTTCATAAACTTGTAGGCTTCATCTAGTGAATGAAACCAAAGGTCAGTCTCTCCCCACAACTCTTGGTCCATAGGGTCAGACACCATTACATTAACCCACCATTGGTAATAGAAGTCGTGCCCTTCGTCTAGGTCTTCCTCTGGTAGATCATCCACTGAGTATGGCCCATCTGTAGCTTTCCATATCAGTATCTTATTTGAGTAAGCCACATTAGCACCCATAATCCAAATCCCGTGTGTCCTCACACCCTTCGTTGTAGCCTTGGCTAAAAGCCAAAGAAAGGAGGCGCAAGAGTTCGTCACGTTCGCCTGTTGTACAGTAGTAACGCTCTATTTCCCACCAAAGGGCTTCGTTTAGTTCTTCCTTGTTCACTTTCGTCTCCCCCTCTCTTCCTTAGTCTTCCTAGAGTGGCAATCACCACAGAGCACCTGCAACCCTTCAGCCTCACAGAACATACGCTCAATGTATCTATCCCAAGACACAAACCCTTCCTCTGGGGACACTACGGGATTTACATGATCGACAAAGACATTCTTCTTACCGTCTTTCTTTAGTGGCACCACTTGCTTACACTCAGCACAGAGATACTTACCACGTTCCACCCAACCGGCTTTCTTTGTAGTGTGAACTGGACCCCACTTCATTGTCCCCTTGCGTAAAAGGCTCTTGATGAAAGACTTGAATCGCGCTTCCGACCACTGCCCATTATTTCTTGTTTTCTTTACTCTGGGGGGCACCACATCTCTCCCTTGTGTCTCTGTAAGTGAAGAAGCCTTCCGTTCTCTAACACCCTCTCAGCGTTCCCTTCGTAAGCCTCAAGCACTCTCTTATACAGGTCTTGCTCACTAGTGGCTCCCTCAAGGATTTTAGCCGCCTTCACTGGCCCCACTCGATCAATACCCTTGATGTGATCGGCTGCGTCTCCTGTGAGAATTTGTGTATAGAAAAACACTAGTGCTTCCCAAGGTTCACTGAAGTGCCATTCACCAGTGACGAAGTTATACATCCAACAAGGCACTGTCATAAAGTCTTTGTCTACACTGACAATAACAGTCTCGTTAGGGTCTCGGCCCACTGTGTCAATGGCTATTGCGTCATCAGCTTCACACCCCGCAGTTACAAACGTGTTGTAATTCTCTATAACATAGTCCCTAGCAGGTTGTAAGTTCTCAGGCTTGGGTTTTCCCTTTCGGTTCCCCTTATACTCAGCAGTGACAGCAATGTTGTAACGATGGTTTCCCTTCCCCGTGAGATAAACCTTGAAGCAATCGTCAGTCTCGAAGTGGACAGTCTCGGAAATGATGTGAGACATTAGTTGGTCCACTACATCAAAAGCCTCGTAAACTGGTTTACCTGTAGTGGCATAAGCTGCACGATAGCAAATTACGTCAGCATCTACTAGGGCTAGGGATACGTGGTCGGGTTTCACTTTGGTGTCACTCATTGATCAAGCCCCAACACTTCTAGTAGCATATCCTTAGTGATATAGCACTCTTCCTCATAAGGATAACCGTCTTTGTCCACTAGGGTTACCGCTAGTTTAATCATCTTCTCAGTGAAAGGATAAGCCCTATTAATTTCTACAACAGATGCTTCAATCATCATGTTTCATTCCTAACACAGTAGGGAAAGCAGGTTCTAGTGCCTTCCTAATTTCTCTCGCTAGTAGCACATGTTCATGTTGAGTTACACCGGGGTCATCCCTCACTTCAAGGTAATGCAGCCATGAGCGGAGAGTTCCGTTGACATAGAGCGTAGACATTGTGAGACCTTCAGGGAGAACCACTCTGGCGCACTCTTTGGCCACCTCGTTAGCCCGTAACTCTTTATACTCCATCTTTGCCAACTTAATAGCCTTCTCTTGTTTGGCCTGTCCTAACCCTTGGGTGTGAGCATCTTCGTAAGAGTTTTGTCGGTTCTTGTTATCTTGTCTACGAAAGCCTCTCTCACAGAATTCAATCTCATCGGAATATCGTTGACTAAACTCCTGAAAGCTAAAACTCCTATGCCTAAGAAGTTGACGACTAATGTCTCTTGGTGCCCTCACCTCCACTACAGCATTGCACATTTCAAACACACTCCAGTGTTTATTCCTGATGCAATACTTAAGCAGTCCCTCATAGTCCTTGCCACGTTCCTCGTAACCCCTAGGAGAAGACACCCTAGCACAGAAGGCTACAAGGTCTTCAGGGCCGCTTGCAGGTGTTCCTACGACTGGTTGTGTGACGGCAATTAGTTTCGCACTTACGATTTCAGTCACTCAGTGCTTCCTCCATAGTAGTCAATCACTTCTCTTAGGTGACACATAAGGACAGACAAGTTCTCAATGTCATTCCTGTGTAGCCACCCTTCTCCACTGTAAAAGGAATCAAGTGCCTCTTTACTTATCTTATAATGTTCTTCAAGAGACTGTAGAGTGATACTGTCAACAATGTAGCTATCGAGTTCCACTAGCGTTCCCCTTAGAGGTCGGTTTTACAAATCCTACCATCACTGGTAATGAACTGGACCTGAGCACAATCAAACCCCATAACCTCGGTGGTTTTCATCACATACCAAGCCCAATCGTGGTAGTCTAGGTCTTCCACTTCACGAGAAAAGGAGGACACTTCCCCCTTCCCGTATTCCTCGTGCTCGAAAGACACTGTTGTTGTTACTTTAGGCAATTTACCAAGCCTCCTTGTTATACTCGTGTGTGTATACGTCATCAGTACTAATATTCACACTAGTGACATAATCATAACCACAGGCCACAAGGAAGTCAGTGAACACCTCTGCTACTTCAACAAGAGTGATTCCTTCTCGGTTAATAGTGAAGGTCTTTAGGACACCATCGTAACTCTCTTGGGTGAACATTATTGTCTCTGTGGCTTCACAATTAAAACTCATCTTGGGTGTCCCCTTCGTATTCTACCCATTCAACCAAATTGGTGATTCCAAAGGCTTCCAGTCGAGTGTTACCCTTGCCGTACACCTCAAACCTCACCTTAGATTCAGTACCATTAGTGATGGCACCAAGGGTGTCATAGTCGTAAGGAACGAAAGCACCATCCTTCAGGATTTTCACTGAGGGGAATCCGCCTTTATCCACCTCTTTAACGCCACCAGTTTTACGATCTACAAACTCTACAATGTTGTTGATAGGACGCTTGAGTTTGATGAACTTGCCAATGCCGTAGTCTGGGTTGCCCTCCTTGATACGGGGGAGCTTCTCTCCGGTCTGTGGGTTAGTCACTTCATCCTCAAACCCTTCGATAGCCAGAAGATGCTCAATGTCTTCCTCAGAGGTGAAATAGGCGTCTACAGAGGCTACAGGGTTCTTGGCTAGTTCACGCAGGAACTTCTGTGTAGATTGTGCGTTGCCTCGGTCCACATCTCCAGCTTTCCCCTCTCTGTCAAAGACTTTGGGGAATGCTAGTACCATGTCGTAAGTTACTTTCATCGGGCTTAAATCCTTTGTTTACGTGTCTACTTAGTTTAGACTCTTTGAGAAGACGCTGTTGCGTCTATTTAGTAAAGACCACTTATTTTAGAACGAAACAGCAACAAAACAAGAAGAAAACAGGGGTGTTGCATATGTGTCACTGCCTCTTGTGTAGGTGTCAATGACACTCAGCGTAGTTGCTACCAGTCTGGAAGTCACAGCGGACTTTAACGTTCAGCTTCAGCTTCTCGTTAAGTTCTTTCATAGACTCATGTGCTACGTCCTCCAAGTGTTTCTCTTGTCCTTTAGGTACAATGGAAAGCCATTCATCGTGATAGCTCAAGGTGAGCTTAAGCCCTTTGCGCCTACACAAGAGCGTCCATAGGTTAAACACATAATCCCCTGTGCCTTGGACCAGAGTGCTAAAGATATCCCTATCGTTTCTAAGGTTGTAGTAGAAACCGTTAACAGGATTCTTGAGGTACATGGAGCCATCCTTGAGTGTCTTAACGAATTGACTTTGAGCAACCTTACTAATGGCCCAATTCTTCTTCCAGTACATATCCAACAGTTCTTGAGCCTCCTTGATAGGAAGGTTGGACTGTCGGGAGAGGGTCTTGGCTTGTACACCATACTGCGCTGCGTAGTTTACGGTCTTATAGTTCTTTCGTATACCTTTAACCCAAGGGGCTTTGTTTTCTTTGTACTGTTTCAAGTCACTCTCTGTGATCTTCTCAGCAAAGAGTGCCAGTGCAAGGTGAGGGTCATAGTCGTCTCTCTGCATCTCCTGTACATACTCAGGGTCATACGGGTAGATGAAGTGCTGTTTCAGTGTATCCTCAAGAGACACAACGTCAGAGCCACACATAACTTCACCAGCGTCACAAGTAAGTACGCCCCTAATCATCTCACCATAGTCCGCAGAGGGCTGTGGCAGGTTGGCTATAGGCGCTCTGTGCTTAAGCCTGAGAGTGTTTGTGAACCCTCCTGCACTAGATACCAGCTTACCCTCTCGGTGGGCCTTCAGGAAGCCGCTATTAACCTGTTGACCACTAAGCAACCCAATACGGTGTTGTATCACTGATAGTCCCTGAAGCTTCTCAATGGCTGGTTCCTTCTCTGCCAGCTTCATCACAGAGTCACATAGTTCACCTTCCCTATCGTGCCCCTTCTGGTATTTAATCTGTGGTATCTTCTTCTCTTCACCTGTCACCTTATTCCTAGTGAACTTGAAGGTCTGTGGCTTCCACCCTAGTGAATACAACCATTGCTTCACATCCTCGTGGTAGGTAGGCTTAGAGGGCTTGTAGTCCTTCACATAAGTAACCTCAGTGTCAGTATCGAGGGGTAGCCCTTGCTCTCTTAGGAACTCTCTCCACTTGAGGCCATTGGAGCTGTAGGTTCCATCCTGTTTGTAAGGTTGCTTAGGTGGCTTCTTGGTATCCATCACAGGCACTTTAGGCATAACTTGTGTGAGTTCTTCCACCTTCTCATCGCGCAGAGCCTCAAGTGCAGCCAAGTTCTTTTCGGCTTGCTTAATGTCCAAGGTGAGGGGGTGAGCCTCTTGCTCTCTGAGGCAGTCCATACGGAAAGAAAGGTACCTAATAAACCTTAGGATGTCGGGGTTAAAATTCTTCTCCATAGACATACCTCTTTAGGAAGTTTTGTGGTTGTATTCCTACACGCCACTTCTTTTTGTAATAAGGGAAGTGTTTACTACGTTCTTTATCATGTT